ATCGACATCAAAGTTGATTCTACAGCAATCACAGCTCAAACCAAGAAGTTGAAAGCTAAGTGGACTCCTGAATTGGGACAAGACTTGAATGCATATCACAACTTGGATGCTGAAGTTGAATTGACTTCTATCCTTTCTGAACAAATTGCTTTAGAAATCGATCGTGAAATTCTTGCTGATCTTGTGAATGGTGCTACTGCTGGAACATTCTACTGGTCTCGTTCTCCAGGTCTTTTCGTAAATCGCGAAACTGGTGCTGAGATTGGTTCTGGTGTTGCTGCTCCTGATTTCACAGGTACAGTTTCTGAATGGTATGAAACTCTTATCGAAACCATCAATGATGTTTCTGCTCAAATTCACAGAAAGACATTGCGTGGCGGTGCTAACTTCGTAGTCTGCGGACCTGAAGTTGCTAACATCCTTGAGTTCACCTCTGGATTCCGCGCTAATGTAACTGCTGATGCTGACAAAGGTGTTATCGGTGCTCAGAAAGCTGGTTCATTGTCTCGTAAGTTTGACGTAATCGTTGATCCTTACTTCCCAAGAAATGGTATTCTTGTTGGACGTAAAGGTGGTTCTTTCTTAGAATCTGGTTATGTTTATGCTCCTTACGTTCCATTGCAAACCACACCTACAATCTTCGGTGTTGAGGACTTCGTTCCTCGTAAAGGAGTTATGACTCGTTACGCGAAGAAGATGGTTCGTCCTGATATGTACGGTATGGTTATCGTTCGTGGTCTTCTTGGAGAATCTGGAGCTTAATAGTTCCTAGTCTTCTTACGACCTGATCGTTATAGATGGCCTCAAGCTCTGCTTGGGGCTTTTCTTATTCTGGATACTATTTATAAGGTAATAAATAAAAGGAGATTTATAATGCCCGCACCTCATGTGAAAAGAAAGAGAGCTCTTGCTAAGAGAAGAAAAGAAGAAGCTGCTGAAGCAAAACACCTCGCTGAACTGAATGCTCTAGAAGAAGCCAAGGCTGCTGAAGAAGCAAAGTTGAAAGCCGCTGCTGAGAAGAAAGCTCAAGAAGAAGCCGCAAAGAAAAAGGCTGAGGAAGAAGCGAAAGCTGCTGAAGTGAAAGAAGAAGTTGTTGAGGAAAAGAAAACAACAAAGAAAAAGACATCAAGTAAAAAGAAGTCTAAAAAAAGTAAATCATCTTAAGAAAAGAATATCTATTCGTGTTAGTCCTCCGTTCGCCCTTAGCTCTCCAATTGCTTGGGGCTTTTCTTTATCCTAAAACTATTTACTGGGAATGGAGGGTAACGAATGTCATTACCAACGCTAACACCAACCTCGAAGACATCAGCAATTGTTCTTCCAGAGTCAGGAAACCCGGCCAATGTCGCGGCGGCTTTGCCTCTTGGAGTATATGCTGGTTCTCAAGAGTTTCTAACAGGAGCAGCTTCACAAGTCAAATTCACATATAAGAGACTTGGTGGAGATGTTCTAGATATTGAACTAACAGAACAGAATGTTTATGCTGCTTATGAAGACGCAGTATTGGAATACTCTTATCAGATAAACCTATATCAAACCAAAAATGCTTTGGGTTCCGCCCTTGGATCTCCAACAGCTTCCTTTGATCATCAAGGTGAAGTTACGGCAGGAGCAGATGGTGCTTCTCTCAAGTATCCAAAATTTACATTTGACTACGCTTTCAAGATGGGCGACAAGTTTGCAACAGAAGCAGGAATTGGCGGAACAGAGCCAATATATAGTGCTTCCTTTGATATTGTAGCAGAACAGCAGGATTACGACCTACAACAGATTGTAAGCTCCTCAGCAGCAGCTGGTGGCGTTCCATATGCCGATCTTGTTGGAAACAAAAGAGTAAAGATTAGAAAGATGTATTATATTTCTCCAAGACAAATGTGGAGATTCTATGGATATTACGGAGGTCTCAATGTAGTTGGAGACATGCATAGTTATGGACAATATGCTGATGATTCTTCATTTCAGGTAATACCTGCTTGGCAAAACAAATTGCAAGCCATGGCTTATGAAGATCACCTTTACACAAGAACCTCTCATTATTCATATGAAATTATTGATAACAAGTTGAGATTGTATCCAATACCTTCTAATATAACTCAGGATACATTCTGGTTTCGTTTCACAATTGAAGGAAACTCTCCTTTTACAGACGATGTGGATTCAGGACAAGATGGCGTAAATAATATGAATACATTGCCGTTCCAAAACATACCTTATGAGTCCGTGAATTCCATAGGTAAGCAATGGATAAGGCGTTTCGCTTTGGCGCTCTCAAAAGAGACCCTCGGCCAAATAAGAGGCAAGTTTGGTGGCAACATACCAATACCTGGAGACAATATTTCTCTAAACGCTTCCGACCTTCTTTCCCAAGCAAAAGAAGAACAACAAGGTCTTCGAGAAGAACTTAAAAAGATATTGGAAGAAACAACATACGACAAGCTTATCGAAACAGATAAGAACATGGTTGATAACCAGAACTCAATTATACAAAAATCACCTCTTGGAATATTCGTAGGATAAACAAATGTCAGATGATAAATGGGAAAAACTAGATGCTCCGCCTCCTCCAATGTTTCTTGGAGAGAAAGAGAAGAATCTTGTAAAACAAGTCAATGATGAAATTATCGAGAGAGTTGTCGGACAACAGATCCTATACTTCCCAATTGATATTGAACACACAGACTTTCACCCTTTATATGGCGAGGCAATTGAGAAATCATTCCTTCCTCCGGTAAGAGTATTTGCAAGAGTTGAGTATCAAGGTGTCGAGACAAATGTTATTGACAACATCGGATTGGACAAGAAGACAGGACTTAAAGTAATGTTTCACAAGAGAAGACTTACCGAAGACCAAGACATGCTAGTAAGAGAAGGCGACTTTGTAAGATATGGTTCAATCTTCTACGAAATTGTAAAACTAAATGAACCAAAACACCTATTCGGTCAAGCAGATACTCAGTTCGAGATTGTTGCTGATTGTATAAGAGCAAGAGATGGAGTCTTCAATGCAGAATAAATACCCAGCATCATCACTAGAAACAATCGACACTGGTATATATGAGTGGCTAAACGAGATATTAGACCTTCATACAAGAACCAATCAAGGAATATATAAGGTTCCTGTCATTTGGTTAGGGACAGAGCGCGTTTGGCAGATAAAAAACGATAACCGCTTTAGAGACAAGGTAGGAAAGCTTATACTACCAATAATTTCCGTCAATAGAGACTCGGTTGCTAAAGACCCTTCCTTCAAGGGAGCATTCCAAGCACACATCTACGAACAAAATGATTACAAGGGAGGCGCTCATACTGTTTCAGAGGAAATCAACGGAGAGAAGACCAGAAACTTTCAAAATAATCTAAAACCCGGAACACAAGAGACAGGATACGTTGATGAGAATCATCTTATAGTAAAAAATCAATACTCAGCACCTATCCCTTCTTATGTTACCATAAATTACTCTATAACTTTGCGCACAGAGTTCCAACAACAAATGAATGACCTGCTTACTCCTTTCATAACAAGAACAGGCCAAATAAACTCCTTTACATTCAAGAAAGACGGTCACAAATACGAAGCGTTTATACAACAAGACTACTCCATGAACAACAACACCACAAATATTGGTGAAGAAGAAAGAATGTTCGAAACTAAGGTCACGATCAAGACACTTGGATACCTTGTTGGAGAAGGATTCAACAGAGAAAGACCTGTTTCTGCTCGTCGAGAGACACGACCGAAAATAATCTTCAAAACAGAAACTATTCAAAAATAAAAATAATCACCTTTATAGGGCTTATAATCCGTAGTTTAGGTATTTAGCGTTTCGAGATACTATTTATTGTGATTATTTAGCTTATATTAAGGAGATTTTAGATGCCTAGAAAATTTGATTTTATCTCACCGGGAATTTTGTTGAACGAAGTCGACAAATCTGTTATTGCTGTTGAGACACAAGACGAAGGTCCTTTATTGATTGGACGCGCTCTTACAGGACCTGCTATGAAGCCTGTTCGCGTAAGCAACTTAGAAGATTTTTATGCCATATTTGGCGAACCTGTATCTGGTAAAGGTGCAATGAATTCAGACGTTTGGAGAGACGGAAATCTTGTAGCTCCAACTTATGCCATGTATGCAGCACAAGCTCACTTGGCTTCTAATTCAACCCCAATAACATTTATGAGATTGGTTGGAGAGAACGATGACGATGTATCTGCTGATAAAGCAGGATGGACTCTTCCATTAGCTATAGATAATACCACAGCTGCTGGAAACACAACTGCTTATGGTTTGTTCGCTGCTCCATCCGGAAGCGACAACTCAAGTATAACTGGTTCTTTGATGGCTGTGTTCTACACAACTGGTTCTGCTTTGATGCTTAGTGGATCACAAGCAGAAGGTGGAGATTCTCAGCAAGCTGCTACTCTCTATGAATTCGACGCTGGTGAAGATTATAAACTAGTATTATCCAGTTCAGATGGAACTAAAGACTTTACATTTAACTTCAACAATGCAAGTCAAAGTTATATTAGAAATCGTTTTAACACAAACCCGCAAAAATTAAACGCTAGTGAAAATTTCAATGGTACAGATGTAAAATACTTCCTAGGTGAATCTTTCGATGTAAAACATCAAGATCTTATTGGAAACAATGCTCGCTTAGCAACAATTGTTGCGCTTGGAGATAATAGTAACAACTATCTGCCTCATACTAACGAAGCACAGCAAGGAGTAGCTGGTTGGTTTATCAACAAGACAGTTGATAGTGCTAATGAAAGACTATTCCAATTAGTAGCTCACTCTGCTGGTGAATATATGTCAACAAACTTCTCAATTGAGATTTCTGATCTTAGATTGGGTAATTCAATCAATCCTAATTCAAGCTTCACAGTAAGTGTTGTGAAAAATGGAACAGCTATTGAGAAATACACAGGTTGTACTCTAAACCCTTCTGATGAGAATTATATCTCTAAGAAAATTGGTGATCAATATCAAACTTGGGACGACACAGCAAGAAAATGGAATGTTAAAGGCTTGTATCCTAACAAGTCAGATTATTTCTATGTAAATATCGATCCAGCTGTTGAGAACATGACTCTAGATGATACAATGCCTATTCCAGTTGGATTCGAAGGACCAGCTGTACATCAGGCAGTTTCTGTCTCTTCTGGTTCTACTGCTATTGGTGGATCAGAACCTACTAAGTACTTTAATGCTGGTACTAACATCTTCAATGGAGCTCAAAATGGAGACGCTATAGAAGGAATGCTGTCATTACAATCTATTCAGTTTGACTACCCAACTGTAAAAATGACTGTCGAGAATTCCTACAATCAAGGAAACTATGATCGCACATCTGTATTTGGCTTTCGACATAACAAAAACGCAAGTCTATTGAAAGATGGTTCTGTTGCTGATGTAACAAGAGGAGGGAGATCAGCTTCCTTCAGTATTTCTGCTTTCAAATTCTTGTTAGAAGACTTAAAGAAAGATGCTGCTTCTGGATTGTGGTATTGGGAAGAAGGTAGTGCTCAAAACACTGATCTTTCCAACCTATTCACAACAGAGAAAATAAGAAAATTTGCTGCTCCTGTTATTGGCGGATTTGATGGAGTTGATATCCTTAAGGTAGATCCGTTCTCATCAAACCATGTTGGAGTAAGTGGTTTGGCTTCTTATGAAAGATACACTCTTGACAAAGCATTAGACATCGCTTCTGATCCTGAAGTTACAGAGTTTGACCTCTTAGCTATTCCAGGGCAAACCAATTCTGGTATCACAAACAAGATGATTTCTATTTGTGAAACTCGTGGTGACGCATTGGCTATCGTTGATTTAGAAGATATTTATAAAGCAAAATGGGAAGGAAATAATGAACCTACTGTTGCAACTGCTGTTAGCAATGCTCAAGATCGTTCTATCAATTCTTCTTATGCAGCCACATACTATCCTTCAGTACGAATGCTGGACACTGCCGGTGGAAATGGAGATGTAATAATCGTTCCTCCTTCTATCGCAGGTATTGGAGCTATTGCTAAGTCTCAAGGACTTTCTGAACCTTGGTTTGCACCTGCTGGTTTTAATCGTGGTGGCATCAATGAACTTGGTGGAACTCAAGGACCAAGAGTTATCGGAACATACGAACATCTTTCAAAAGCTGATCGTGATGCTCTTTATGAAGAAAATATAAACCCAATAGCAAGATTCCCTGCTTCAGGTGATATCGTAATCTTTGGACAGAAAACTTTACAACAAACCCCTTCTGCTTTAGATCGCATCAACGTTCGTCGTTTGTTGCTTTACATCAAAAGAAGAATTGGAAAAGTATCAGAAACTATATTGTTTGACAACAATGTTCAAGCAACATGGAATAGATTCAAGTCTCAAGCAGATGCGATTCTTTCAGATGTACAATCTCGTTTGGGAATTGTAGAATACAAGTTGGTTCTCGATGAGACCACAACAACCGCAGACCTTGTAGACAGAAATATTCTCTATGCAAAGGTCCTTATCAAGCCCGCAAGAGCGATTGAGTTTATTGTTGTAGACTTTGTTGTTACTCGTAGCGGAATTGACTTATAAGACTAGTTATAATAAATTATTAAAGGAGAAATAAATAATGAGTTTCTGGACAAATCCTAATGTAACCCCTAAAAGAAATTTTAGATTTTTGGTTGAAATAACAAACCTTGCCACACCCGGCGCAGCAAAAGGCACAGAAAGTGTTGTTTGGTGGGCTAAGTCGGTCAAAGTTCCTGCTTTTGATGTAGCTGAGACACAACATCAGTTTTTAGATAATACTTATAACTTTCCTGGTAGAGTTACTTGGCAAGATGTAAATATGACACTTGTTGATCCTGCTTCTCCTGATGCTGTTTCATTGACAAACCACATTATGGAACAATTCTATTCTATAAAAAGCAAAGACGCTTTGTCAGACCCTAAGACAGTTTCAAAGAAAGCAGCAGTAGCTGCTCTTGGAGATGTAATAATAAGAGTTATTAACGAAGAAGGTAAAGATGTAGAGACTTGGACTCTTAAGAATCCTTTCATCAAGTCTGTTTCTTATAGTGACTTGGCTTATGATAACGAAGATCTAAGAACTATTGATATAACATTCAAGTACGATTGGGCTCATTGTCTAACAAATGATGGTGAATTTTTCTACCCTAGAGCTGACTAATAGGACAAGATGACTTTCTGGACACAACCCGACGTAAGCCCCACTCGCCAATTCCGTTTCAAAGTTACTAATGGATCGGGAACATGGTGGTGGGTTTCGTCTTGCTCCAAGCCTTCTTACGAGGTGAGTTCTGAGGAATACAAACTTATAAACCATAAGTTTAAATATCCCGGAGTTGCAACTTGGAATGATGTAAACCTAACAATCGTTGATGTTGGAAAAACAGCAAAGGGTCTTTACGAAGCTTTGTTTTCTGGTGGTTGGAATCCAAAAAATACAAACAATTCCCCAGACGGATTGTCTAAAAGGAAGATGTCAAACGCGTTAAACACCATGCAGGAAGGGAACAGCGTTTCTCAATCAGCTAGTGATTTCATAATCCAGCAACTTAATGCCGAAGGTAATGCGGTGGAAACTTGGACTCTTATAAACCCTTTCATAAAGTCCACAAACTTTGGCCAGCTTGATTATTCAAGCGACGAACTAGTAAAACTAGAACTTGTAATCTCTTATGATTACGCAACGCTAAGTAACTTAAATGTAGTTACTGATAGTGGCACAATAGACTTATAATAAATAACAACGAGGTATAAATTGAGTAATAGAAACAATATGGACCGCATGGGGTCTCAAACAATCCATGCCGACGCTCCCAAGTCATCTATTCTTGATTTCGTTTCACCCACAGAGTTCGTTGAGCT